AAATGACTGCAGAAAGATTGATGCGTAATGGTATCGATCCAAACTCACTAAAGAATGCCAATCAGGTAGAGAATGCTATCAATCAAATAGAAGCACCAAAAAAACAAAAAACAATAGGTGAGGCCAGAGGAATTAGATCCACAAAATCTGCAAAAGTATTTGATCTAGAGGGCAAAGAGATAGACCCAAGATCCAAGATCATGGGAGGCAAGCAGTCAGAGACAGAAGCAGAGATTGTTGCAAGATTAAAAGAAGAGAATAGAAAAACAGTTTCAAAAATAAAAGCTAGACAAAAGATGATTGACGATGCAATCGATAATGTATCACCAGGATTTTCAGGAGATACAAAAATTGATGCAGAATTAGTTGCAGAGGATATAGCAGAACGTATGGGTAAGGTTTATGATGATCTTCCACAAACAGAACGATTAGATTTATACGATCAAGCATACCGAGGTTTATCAAAACAAAGATTTCAACAAAAAGAAACAAAACGATTAATGGATGATATGAAAGATATCGAAGATCCAGAAGACATGGCACAAGGTGGACGTGCAGGTTTTAAAGTAGGTGGCATAGACAAGGCGCGTAGAGCATTTCTAAAAACTTTAGGAGCAGTTGGTGCAGGTATTGGTGCACTCAAGACAGGATTACTAGGACTTGGTAAAGGCACAACCAAACAGGTTGCAAAAGAGGTTATAACAACACCAAATGCACCTGGTAAACCAGAATGGTTCGATGCCCTTGTAACAAGAGTCATTAACGAGGGTGAGGATGTGACCAAGGGATTTGCAACTAAGGAAAGAGAATTAGTTCACACCAAACAGATAAACGATTTTGCAGAGGTCACGGTTTACAGAGATTTAGATACAAATACCACAACAGTTAACTATGGAGCAAAACTAAGAAAAGATCCGACCAAACCATACGAGAGAGGAAACATCTCTAGAGCTGTTAATGATCCTGATCAGATAGATCTAGTTGTCAAGGGTTCTGAGGATATAGAACCTACTATCATACAAAATGAAAAAGGGTTTGTAAGACGAAGAGGAACTAAATCTTCTGCAGAATTTGAGGCGTATGAGTCAGAGCCACGTGTTGTAAATTATGATGGTGATATGGAATTTGATGGCACTAACGTGGTTAATAATGTTGACGATCTGATGGAGGATGTAAGCCCGTTAAAAGAATATGCAACCGGTAAAAAATTAACTAGTAAGGAGGCTGCCAAAGCTAGTGAGAAGCGAGACAAATATCAAAAATTTCTTGAGGATCCGGTAGAGCAAGCAAACTATTTAGAAAGTAAATATGGACCTGGTCCAGAGCCAGATGACTTTGCATCAGGCGGTATCGCTAGAATGTTAGGAGAGTAGCATGGATGAAGAATTACTACGTATCATAGATCTATTTGATGAGGACGAAGTTACCACAGCAGATAAGATAGACTCACCCGAAAACCCGTATAAAGAATTTGAAGAACGTAATCCACGAGCAGGTGGTGGTATGTTAGTGCAACCAGGTTTTGGTGGCACAAGGCAAGGGTATAGTGGCGAATATGGACCAAATATTAGAGCGTCAGATTTATCTAATTCTTTTGAAGTAACCATAGAAAGAGGAAAAAAAGTATTTAATAAATCTTTTAATTTTAAAAAATACGGTGGTGAAGAAAAAGCTCTTGAAGCTGCTAAAGAATATAGAGATGAAAAACGTAAACTTCCAGATACTAGAGGAAGTAAAAAAGGAGGTTTTGGAGCAGGTGCTCCTGGAGGTTCAAAAGAACAAACAGGAGGTAAAGTTAAAATAGAAAAAATTTTAAATAATTTTATAAAACAAGGTAAAACATCTTTTTCAAATGCTGACATAAGAGCAAAAATGAACGTTGAAAATTTTTATAAATCTGATTCAAATTTTAGAAGAGCTGTAGATGTAATTAAAAAACAACCTAAATACAAAAATTTAACTTTTATAAAAAAACCAAGAGTAGAAAATCCTGATGAAGCAGCTAAAGCTACTAAAAAAAAGAGAGAATTGGGTTTAAAAGATACTGATCCTACTAGAGCAAAAGGAACAAAAAAATTTAATTATCATCACATAAGACAAATTGAAGGAGGTGTACCCTTAACTACAGATGACGTTATGATTATTAATCAAAGAATAAATTCTTCACTAGGAACTAAATATGATAAACCTTTAAATGCAATATCAGCTGCTATTCAAAAAAATAACAGATTAGCTTTAGAATCTATGAACGCTAAAGAAGAAAGTCTTGCGCTAGAGTATATGAAAAGATCTGATGAACTTAACGCTCGAGCAGAAAAGATCGTAAATAGTGCAATTGATAAGTTACCAGAAAAATACAAAGGTTATGTAGGATTTAATCAGTTTACCTTACCAAGAGATGAGTATGGTTTTCCAATCAGCAATGAACCTATGATAATTAGAAAAGTTGGTGGTATGCCAATACGAAAAGATGCAATAGATTTAACTACTTTAACTAAAAAAGATGAAACAGAATTTAGAAAAATAGTAAGAGCACAAGCAGAAGCTGGTAAAACAGGACAAATAAAAGGTCTTGCTGCATTTAGAAAAAATAATCTTCAAAACTTAGCGGCAATAGGATGCCCTGGTAAAATAATGGGTGGTCGTATTGGATTTTTTGAAGGGCAAAATTTAAATGCATGTGCTGCAAAAGGTATACAAAAACTACAAACAACTGATGTAAAAAAATTAACACCGGGTGATAAGGCAAACGTTAGAGCTATCACTAAAACTGTTCAAGGTGGAAGATTATTAAAAAATGTTTTAGGCCCAGGAGCTCTAGCTTTTGAAGGATTGTTCGCAGCGCCATTTGCAGCGTATGATTATGCAAGAGGAAGACCAGGAATTGATGTAGCTAAAAGTGCCTTGTCTTTAGGATTGTTAGATCAAAAACTTACCGACGCTGAATTAAAAAAAATATATTCAGAATATGGCGCTTCAGAAAAATTAAAAAACGTTGGAGATAGATTAACTAATTTAGAACGATTACAAAAAGGAACTAGAGGTCAAAGAATAAGAAGTAGAGGCAAATTTAATATAGCAGACGATCAATTTAAAGATGCTTTAGAAGAATTAAAAAAAACAGATGCTTTTAAACAAACAGGTAGTTTAGAAAAAGCTTATCTTGAAAATATTAAAAAAAGTGAAGAGGCAGAACAAGAGTTACAACGTCAGTATGATATTCGAAAACAAGATAGAACCACACAGTTTGATTTAAGCGATCCTTTTATGGCTGCAGGCGGTGGTATCGCTAAAATGGCTGGTGTGGATTCAGGCCCACCACCAGAAAAAGGACCGATGTCTCAAGGGTTGCCAGGTCTATTAAAACGTGTTAAGAAAGGATAGGAGTATTAAATGGCAGAAATAGACAAAGGACTCCCGAACGTTAAAACCAAACTTGAAGTTCCTGCGGAGGAAAAACTACAAGAGGTTGCTGTTCAGGAGGCAATAGACGAAGAACAAAATCCAAAAATTGAAGTCACACCAGAAGACGACGGTGGTGTAACTTTAGACTTTGAACCAGGATCAATCAATGTTCCTGGCACAGAAAATCATTTTGATAATTTAGCAGACATTTTACCTGATGATGTTTTAGAACCCGTTGGTAATGACATGGTTCAAAACTACATGGACTATAAAGCATCAAGAAAAGATTGGGAGCAATCTTACACCACAGGTTTAGATCTTCTAGGATTTAAATATGAAAATAGAACAGAGCCTTTTCAAGGAGCAAGTGGTGCAACACACCCAGTTCTTGCAGAAGCAGTAACACAGTTTCAGGCACAGGCATACAAAGAATTATTACCAGCTGATGGACCAGTAAGAACACAAGTCATAGGAGTTAAAAATCCACAGACAGAACAACAAGCAGTTCGTGTTAAAGATTATATGAATTATTTAATCATGGATGAAATGAAAGAGTATGAGGCAGAGTTTGACTCTATGTTATTTCATTTACCACTTGCAGGATCAACATTTAAAAAAGTTTATTACGACGTGCCAATGGGCAGAGTAGTATCAAAATTTGTGCCAGCAGATGAATTGGTCGTGCCATACACGGCGACTAGTTTGGATGATGCGGAATCTGTAATTCATGTAATTAAAATGTCAGAAAATGAATTACGTAAACAACAAGTAAATGGTTTTTATAGAGATATAGATTTAGCACCTCCAGGAACTGTTGAGCAAAACTCTGTTGAGAAAAAAGAAAAAGAATTAGATGGAACCAAAAAAGTTGGTAAGCAAGACACAATGTATACTCTTTTAGAGTGTCATGTTAATTTAGACTTAGAAGGTTTTGAAGAGGTCGGTGCAGACGGAGAACCGACTGGAATAAAATTACCTTACATCGTAACTGTCGAGGAAGGTAGCCGATTAGTTCTCTCCATCCGGAGAAACTATGCGCCCGATGATCTAAAGAAAAATAAGATCCAATATTTTGTCCACTTTAAATTTCTGCCAGGACTAGGATTTTATGGCTTTGGACTCATTCATATGATTGGCGGATTGAGTCGTACGGCGACGGCGGCTCTCCGTCAATTATTAGACGCAGGAACTTTATCAAATTTACCTGCAGGATTTAAACAGAGAGGTGTTAGAGTTAGAGATGAAGCATCACCAATACAGCCAGGTGAATTTAAAGATGTTGATGCACCGGGTGGTAGTTTAAGAGATGCATTCTTTCCATTACCATACAAAGAACCATCACAAACATTATTAAACTTATTAGGTGTTGTAGTTTCTGCAGGTCAAAGATTTGCAGCAATAGCTGATATGCAAGTGGGTGATGGTAATCAAGCTGCTGCCGTTGGGACAACTGTTGCACTATTAGAACGTGGTTCAAGAGTCATGAGTGCAATACACAAGAGATGTTATGCAGCGATGAAAGATGAATTTAAATTACTTGCAAAAGTTGTAGCTCAATATTTACCGCCAGAATATCCATACGATGTTGTAGGTGGTTTAAGAAATATAAAACAAGCTGACTTTGATGACAGAATAGATGTAGTTCCTGTTGCAGATCCAAATATATTTTCAATGTCACAAAGAGTTACACTAGCACAGACACAATTACAGATAGCAACATCAAATCCTGCATTACATAACATGTATCAGATTTATAGAAACATGTACGAAGCGATTGGTGTAAAAAATGTCGATGCTGTTTTACCTGCACCAGCGCCAAATGCACCTATGGACCCGAGTATGGAGCACATAAATGCATTAGCTGGCAAACCTTTTCAAGCTTTTCCAGGTCAAGATCACAGAGCACACATCACAGCTCACTTAAATTTTATGTCAACTAACATTGTTAGAAATAATCCTGCAGTTATGGCAGCGATACAGAAAAATATTTTAGAACATATCAGTCTGATGGCTCAAGAACAGGTGCAATTAGAGTTTAGAGAACAATTACAACAAATGATTATGATGCAACAGCAGGCAGCTATGAATCCACAAGTACAACAACAACTTCAAGCACTCACAAATCAGGTCGAGGCAAGAAAATCTGTGTTGATTGCAGAAATGACAGAGGAATTTATGAAAGAAGAGAAGAAAATCACGTCACAATTTGACAACGATCCTCTTCTAAAACTAAAATCACGTGAGGTTGACCTTCGTGCAATGGAAAATGAGAGAAAAAGAGACAATGATGAGGCCCAAATAGACCTTGCAAGAGCAAGATTAATGCAACAAGGTGAAATTGCAGAAGATAAAATGGATCAAAACGAAGATTTAGCTAAGTTAAGAGCTGGAGTTAGCCTCGCAAAGACCGGTGCACAGCAAGCAACCATAGTTACAAAGGATAATTAATGCCGTTAAACAAAAAAGGTAAAAAAATTATGAAATCTATGAAGAAACAGTACGGTAAAAAGAAGGGTGAAAAGATATTCTATGCATCTAAGAACAAAGGTGTTATAAAAGGAGTAAAAAAAGGAGCATAAATGCAAAAACTAGACAAAATAAAAGAAGTTAAGGTTGCAGAGCAAAGTATCGAGGTAGATCCTAGATCTAAAACAACTGCAGACCAATCTTTTAACTATATTGCAACAGGAAAACCTGAATTACCAGTTGGTGGTCAGAAAAGAATGTTGCCAGAAAAGAAAAGAAACTCTAAAGCGTACTAATTATGTGGTTATCGGCAATAAAATTAGCCGTCTCTGCTGGTAGTAAGATCTT